AGATGATCTGCCGCGCGCGTTCGACGTAGTACTCTGCCAGCTCGCGGTTAAAATCCGTGCGGCATGACGCCCAATCGCGCCCGCCGGCCGAGGCCACAACCATGTAGCCGCGCGTGCGTCCACGATAGAGCATGTAGAGCTGGTGCTGCGCGTAATACGTTTCGTTCCATTCGCGCAAGGTGTTCTTCTCTCCAACCTTGTCTTTCAATTTCTGGAAAGTCGCGAAGCCCTTTTCTTTGACGCACTTGATCTCAAGCACATGCGGCGTCTTCGGCGCTTGGTGCAGACCAAAGATCTCGCCGTCGAGGTGCCCCAGGAAATGCCCGCTGTGATCGCTAACCTCGATCTGGCGCCCCGTCTCGGGATCGCGATCTATCACAGTGACACCTTCCGCCAAGCGCAACCGCTCGATCACGAGATCCTCTGTCCGGTGCCCATCGGCAAAGTTCTTCAACGTCGCTGCCGTGAACGGCTCCGCGCCCACCATCGAATGCCGGTAGGCTTGCTTGCGCGCACAATCGCCAGCACTCGACATGCCCAGGTAATTCCGGGCGCGGCGCGCGTTCTCGCGCTCCTCCAACCCAGCGTCAGCGGACGCCAACGTCGGATCTACAAATTTCAATTCAACCATCTGCCACCTCTAAAAAAAGGGGGGCGGGCCGAGACCCGCCCCCAGTTTAGCTACGACTGCCAGGGAGCTGGACTACTCGTAGCGGCCGGCGCCGCCGTGGCTTGCGGCGCCGAGGGAGGAACAGGTGCTTGCGCAGCCTGCTCAACTGCCGGCGCGGCGACAGCGCCTATCGCGCTGTAACCGACGACAATGTTCTTGTCGCTGTAGCCGTTGGTGCCGGCTTCGATATCGACCTTCACCATCAACGGCTTCAAAAGAATGTCGTCACTGTCTGCAACGTGCGGCATGTTGAGAGAGCGCGCGATCTGCTTCATGCGATCATTCGCTACCTCTACCGCTTTGGGGTTTGGGTTCCAGAGATTGAGGTTGTCCCAAACGGAACCGCCCTCCTCGACCTTCACTTGAAGCTTGAGATAATTGTGGCCGGCCTTTGAGACCTCGACATCGGCCGCAACGATCTCAGCGCGATACTCGCCAGGTTGCAGCAGTTCATATCCGCCTGTGCTTTCCGGCACGGCCGTCGCATCAAAATTAAGTGTCACCATCACGCAGCTTCCTTCTTTTTAGTGATTGCAGAAATTAGAGCGTCCCAGCTCAGCGGCAGCTCAGCCGGTATCTGATACCGGGACTTGGCAACAAATGCCGGCAGCTCGCTAGTGCGCAGCACCCGCTCGCCAGTGCCAAGGGGGATCGATTTCTTTTGCCCGAACCCCTTGTCGATCGTCTTGGTGCTGGTCCGGTACGTCGCGAAGCCGATCAGGTCCGCCGCTTCCGAGACAACGTCGCCCGCTTTGCGGTGCAGCTTAATCTCGTAACGGTCATAACCTTCGCTGGCTGGATCTTCGAACCGCTTGATGTGCGAGTGCGCCAGCATGATCACGGCCATCTGCTTCTGCGTGCGCAGGAAGTTCAGCCCGTCCAGAAACGAGCGCCAGATGTCGACGGCAAAGACGTAGCCCCTGCCGTAGCCCAGCTCTTCGATGTTTTGGATTTTGTGAACCTGGCACACGCGCTGCCAAATCAACGTCTCTAGCCAGTCGAGGCTGTCGACGACGACAGTCGCATATTTGTGGTTTTCCTTCGCCAACGTGCCGATCGCGCTCTCGACATCGGCATATGTCTCGGCAAGCGGGAAGCGATCAGCTCCAATTACATCGGCGCCGTCTTCGGTTTGGATAAAAATAGGGCTTGGCGCCGAGGCACCGAACGTCGTTTTGCCAACCCCGGCGGGGCCATATAAAAGCACCCGCGGCGGCTGCATAGCGGCGCCCTTAACGATTGATGACAAGCTCGTCATTGTTGTTGCTCTCCTTTTAATAGTTGTGCAAAGAGGTCATCTTTCATTATCCAGAGCCGCTCTTTGCGATCGGCTCTGACGCAAACAACGTCTGCGTCGTCTTGCAGGAATGCGTCGTAAATCAGTTTGAACCCGGTCTTGCGGCGTTTCATTTCGCAACGCAGATCCTCTATCACTACGTCGCCGGCGTATTCGGCGCCGAGCTGCGCCTTGTAGCTTCCAGACCCGAACACGCGGCGTGCATCGAGCCCCTCGCCAAGCGCCCAATCAACGGCGCTTTTCTCATGCTCGTACCCGCGTTGCTTGTTGCGCGCGCTCATTCGGATCTCGCTGCCTGAAAAGCGCGGTGCAGGTCGTTGACCGTCACCTGGCCGTTGGTTGCTTCATAGATGCGCGCGGTTGCTCGCGCATTCGGCCGGTGGCGTCCGTGATACCAAAGCGTGATGCTTGTCGCCGTTACGCCGAAAAGCTGTGCCGCTTCTGCGCGCGTCAATCCGCGCTTATCGATCCATTCGGAAAAAAGCATGGGTTCTTAACCATAAGTTTTTCTTATCTTTCATAATTACCCCGCAAAAAATCATTGTCAAGGGCTAAAAACTCGTAGACAATTCAACTAATGCGATGCGAGATAAAAAAAACGTCGCAAGGGAGCATAAAATGCGACGGAACCGTATTAAGATTTTGTGCGCGCAGCACGATCTCTCAGTGGCTGAGCTGGCAAAGAGAATAAACATGCAGCCCGCTGCATTGCGCCGCTATACCCGCCAAGAGGCACAGCCGAAGCTTGAGCTGGCACAGCAAATTGCTGACATACTTAACGTCGTAGTCGACGATGTACTGGGCGTTAAAATTGGCAGCAAAAAAATTGAGGTAGCTGAGCGACAGATGCCGCTCTACGGCGCAGTTCAAGGCGGTATAGGTCACGATATCACTGATCTCAGCGACGCCATTGACATGATCGACACGCCGTCATGGTTAGCTTCGGTGCCAGACGCCTATGCAGTTTTCGTCACCGGCACATCGATGCAGCCGCGGTTCAACCCGCGAGAGATTTGTTACGTTCACCCTGGTCGCCCGTATCGCGAAGGCGATTATGTTGTGGTGCAGCTCAGCGCTAACGGGTCAAGGCACGCGATCGTCAAACAATTTGTCGAGCTGACTGACACACATGTTGTGCTCCGCCAGCACAACCCGAATCGCAGGCTCAAATACGAGTGCGATCAGGTCGTAGCAATCCATGTCGTTGTAGGAACTTACTTCTCGTAATTACACTTGACTTACGTTTCGTAATTGCTTTACATTGCTCTCTCGTTCTTTTTTGAGAGAGGAATTCATTATGAAAATGCTAGGTGAAGCGCTCGTTTTTATTGCGGCGATAGCAGGCGTCTACATGGGGTTTGTTTTTTTGGCGGCGTCCAACGACACGCTTTGGCAGAGTTGGGTTCGATGATGCCGGCGCTTATTCCTGTGCGCGATGCCGCTGAGATCTTATTCGGCACGCGCACGCATCGCGACTACAAGCGCGTGCTGAACTTGATACACGAAAAGAAACTTCGGCACATCACCTACGGCAGCCGTTACTTCGTTGTTCGAGCAGCGTTAGAAGAGTTGCTATGACTTGTTCAACGTGCGGCGGGAACGGCTTCACGCGCGATGGCAACATGACTTTCACCTGTCGAGATTGCGTAGTGCCAGACGTCGACCAGGTTAACCCGGCTCATTACCAAAAGGGATCAACCGAGACGATCGATTACATCATCGATGCCGTCCGCGACTTGCCGGCAGATGAGGCATACATGGTCGGCAACATCATAAAGTACGTCTCGCGGTATCGCGAAAAGCATCCAGATCCTCGCACCGACATCGAGAAGGCGCGCTGGTATCTCAACCGGCTGCGCAATCTCCTCATCGCAAAAGACGCCGCGCGTGAGTCGTAGGAACACCAGCACCGTTAAGGTCAAAACCGACTTCGGCAGCTTCTTCATTCATGTCGAGTCGAATCACGACATGACTGGCGCGTCCGGTGTCTGGATCTCAAAGCAACAGAAGCTCGACGACTCAGCTATCGATCGCCTGGTGAACGATATCGTCGAAGGCGTTCACCAAGGCGTCAAAGCGCTAATCTCATAAAAAAAACCCCCGCTCGTCGCGGGGCTTATGTTTTGTCTTAGGAGTGTAAAGCTTGCGGCTCTTCACAATTTTGTGACCGAGCGAACGGCGCCAACGCCATGCGCGATCGCGGGGGGTGCATTTAATTTGGCCCTTTTCGCGCGCCCTTTCATCGCGGCACCTCCGCCTTAAATATTGTGTTGGTTAAACAGAAGCATAAGTTCTCTCGAAAATTTCATAGCTTTTTCGGAAGCTTTAAAAGTCAACACGATCGTTTTATCGAAATCATCGGCGATCACTACGTCTGCCTCCGTGTCTCTTGTATCAATGTGAAGCGAAATTAACATTTTAGTACCTCTCTGTTGCTAGAAAAAAAAGTAAATTTTTTGCTCCTTTGGTAAAGAATTTACCCGCGCGCCCTCGCCAGACGCTCGGCAATGCCGGTGTCGCGGCTGAAGTCTTCCATCCAATGACCGTATTGCGACCGCGTGAAGTCGATCGATTTGTGACCCATTAGCGTCGTCACGGTGGCGTCAGCTTCCTGCAAATCATAAAGCAGGATCGACGCGAAGAAGTGGCGCAGCGAGTGCCAGGTGATGCGCTCAACGCCGGCGCGATCGCACGCCTTGTGCAGGCCTCGATTGCGCCAGTTGTCTACGCTGTCCATTGCGCCGGCCGTCGTCGGAAAGACAAGATTGTTGATGCGTTGCTCGATCGGCTGCGACAGCTTCCAAGAGCGCAGCTTAGCAATCAGATCAGGAAACAGCGGCACCGAGCGCTGCCCTGCCTTGGTCTTAGCAGCGCCAACGGCACCGCACTTTTTGCGCGCGCGGCGCACAGTCACGAGGCCGCGGTCGAAGTCGATGTCGTCCCAGGTGAGTGCAATCTGCTCGCCGGCGCGCAGCCCAGTCCACGCGGCGAACTCAATGACGAGGGCGTAGCGGCCGCCGTTAGCGATGATAGTTTTGACGATGTCTTTCGACAGGCGCTGCGCTAGTGCGTCGGCCGTAATCGGCTTTGTCGGCAACGTGATCTGACGATCGACGATCGGGTTTTTCTTGATCGCCTCAAGCAGCACAGCGTGTTTGAGAACCTGCCCAAAGGTCGTCCAGATGTTAGACGCCGTCTTATGCGCGCGGCCTTCAAACAGCGCCGGCACGAGCTGGAGCTGTATCGGCCCCGTGCGCAGATCCGCGACTTTGGCCTTGCCGAGCGTCAAGTTGCCAAACGGCAGCGCGATCAGGTGCTGCACGTTCGTGAGCTTGTTTGCCAACTCACCCTTGCCGAGGTCGCCGCGGCGCACTCGTGTCTCCTGATGCTCAATGAACTTGTCGGCGATCACCGAGAACGCCGGCGACGTGTGTTGTGGGATGAAGCCGCCGTCACGATGCTCGGCCGCGGCATGCTCTTGTAGTGCCTTTGCCTCGTCGAGCGTCTTGCGCACCGGCTCGCCGCCGCCGTACTTGCGGAGGTTCACGACGTAGCCGTTGTCGCGCTTGCTGTAACGAATGCCCTTTGGTGTTTTTTGTGCCATCTGCTCTCTCCTTGTTGGCGTCAGCTTATTACAAATTGTTAGTTGGCGTCAGCTTATTACTTATTGTTAGTTGGCGTCAGCTTATTACTTATTGTCAGTATTTCTTACTATTCGTCAACGAAAAAATGACCTTCAGGTTATTTTGCGGGGATTTTATGTGCGGGGATTTTGCGGGGACGCATAAAAAAAGGCCTAGCCAGTTATGGCTAAGCCTTTGATTTTATTGGTTGCGGGGGCAGGATTTGAACCTGCGACCTTCAGGTTATGAGCCTGATAGATGCCCTTTGCGGGGCCACATAAAATCAACGGCTTAGCGCGGAACGCCAGTATATCTGACTCTTTTTGCGGGAACAAGTGGGAATGTGAGGGAATGCAAAGGAATGTGTTGGAGGGTTTTTTTGCGGGGATTTTGCGGGAAAAGCCCATAACCTGACGGTCACTGCACACAAGCTTGCTGACCTGCTTGATCGTTATAATTTGACCGGAGGCCGCAACTCTGCTCAAGCGCCTCAACACGCGACTTAAGATCTCGATCGGTCCAATACCTATACGCGCCGGACGCACTGCCCAGAGCCAGCAAGGGAACGCAGCCGGTTGAGAATACAGCCAGCGCTGCGATTACGATGTACTTGTAAATAACCCTCTCTCCGCTGCCCTGCGCGTGACGAGCCCCGGCAGCACCCGCCCCGCAGCGTAGCGCCACCGGGGAAACTCAGCCGCAGCGCCTTCGATATCGCCGCGATTTAATTTCCGCCGCAGTGTCGATGCTTGGAACGCGCCGCCACCTACGTTGAACGTAAAGCTGCTAAGCGCGCTGAACTGGTTTTCTGTCACGGCCACTGTCACTAAGCGAGCAACCTGTCGTTCAGCGTGTCGCACCTCGCGCACCAGCAACTCGTCGGCCTCAATCAGCGTTATCATGCGGTGATCCATTGTCACGCGCTTGCCGTCGAGGCCGTAGCAAGAGCCGTAGCCGAGCGTCGGGATTCCCGCTGGGCAGCGATACGGACGCAACGACAGCCCCTCGAATCGTTTTATGAGCCGTAGCCCACGTTCGTTGGTTTTCATTTTTTGCCGAAGGTTCGCCCGCCGAACCAAAAAGATATGATGGCGGCGAAGAGGCCGTTGATCTCAGCCGACCACACCATCTGGCTGGCTTCTAACGCGCTCACGCCTTTGCCGAGCATAATCAGATATGCGCTGACCTCCACAAAAATGAACAGCGCGACAAAAAGATATGTGATGACTGGGCGTACGCTGGCGCGCAGGCCGTCAATAAATTTACCGCCGCTGATCCGCGCGTCGTGTTCGTGGATCGTCTCTACCTCGCGAATTTGAGCGTCGAGCGCCATCTCCTCGCGCTTGTTCTTCGCCATAGCTTCAAGCATCGCGAGTTCGTGCTTGTTGTCTTCCTTGCGCTGGAAGTAATCAACTATTTTCGGAAGGAAGCTGGTTGCAAATCCGAGCGCAGAGCCAATCAGCGTAAACATCAAGCAGATGCTCCTATGACGCATCCGACAACAAACGCAGCGCCCGCGTAGATCAGGCAGCGCTTGTGAGTGCGCGCGTAATCAACGATGTAGTCTTTGATGATCTGTAAAATGGTCATTTGTAAGTCCTCAAACAATTGTTCCAAGATTCGATTTCGCACTCAGCGTTGAACCGACTTTGTGCAACCTTAAAATTTCTGCGCGTGATGTTTGCGACGGGATAGAAAAGACATCTACATGTCATCAAGTCTGCAAGAGCGACAACATCACAGTGTCTCTTACTGACCTTCGCTTTGTTGCTGCCTTTACCGGCGTTGAACTCCAGACGATTACTGCTAACCGGCCCTCGTGCAGTCGCCTTGACTTCAATCCGAACGGGCGCAGGGCAGAGCGCCAGAATGTCAAACCCTTGCTGGTCGCAGACCACGACCTGTGTGCCTAGATGCTCCAATCGAGCCGCCACCATGAACACTCCCGCACGACCAATTTGGAGATTCATTTTTTCTGATCGCCTAGCTTTTGTTCGACCAGCTTTAGACGGACTTGCAAGTCATCAACTCGCTCCATTCGAGCGCCAAGCCGTTCAGCATGTCGCTGCAACGCTTCAATCAGTAAGTCTTGACGCGCGTCGGCTGGCAGGCTGCCCAGCTCGCCGCGCGGCCACTTGATCCTAAACACCGTGTTTTGCTTCACATCCATCAAAGCTATCTCT